AAGCGGTGATAGAGGAATACAAAAAGAAGGCCGGCGATCAGCCGGCCATGGAGGGCGCGCCAGCGCCCTCCCAAGAGACGGCAAAGCCGTCTTAATCTTCTGGCAGGGGCTCTCGGGAAATTTCCCTTTGAGAGCCCCTCGCCCCGTCAGGGGGCTCTTAAAGGGGGATTTCCCTTTGATCCCCCCTTTTATTCAAGCGCCGTAGGCGCGTGGCACTCCTGAAAGGAGAGTGCCATACACGAAAATGAGACTACAGGCTCATTTTCCCATTGACAGAAACCCCCAACAGTCCACTTACTTGATGTGGACTGTACTAACTGACAGGAGATCAAAGTGAGATGGCCAAATCAAATCGAGGCGGGCGCGGTAACTCAAATACCACCGCTAATGGAACATTGCCCCGACCTACAATTAGACCTCTGGCCCTCCTCACTATCTCTACGTCAGAAACCCTCAACTCCATCCTCCCTCAACTGGAAGACCGTCGCCTTTACAGCCCGGATTACCGCGTACGGGCTCCAGGATCCGTTCAACGTAAAAATGCTCGGCTCGTTCAGGATCAAAAAGACCCGACGCTCCGGCGATATATGTTCGCTGATCCGTCTAAAGTCGCGATGTGCATTCGCCGCAAAGTGCGTCGGGAAGTCCTCCACGCGCTCAAGGTGGCGGGTGGTAAAGGCATCAAAAAATACCGCCGTAACTTCTGGAGCAATGTCGGATGTTAGCTGAAGCAATCTCGATGGGTTCAAATTTGCTGTCCGGCTTGTTCGGACAGTCACAGGCAAATAAACAGGCCAAACAACAGGCCGGTCTTCAAAGGGAGTTCGCCCAAAACGCAATTCAGTGGAAGGTGGAAGATGCTAAGAAAGCCGGAGTTCATCCGCTATACGCGCTCGGCGCTCAAACTACCAGCTATGCGCCGGTATCTACTGGCGACAGCCTCACCCCTGCCTTACGCTCTGCTGGCCAAGACCTTTCCAGGGCTGTTCATGCGACCTCGCCTGAATCTACGCGTGCCGCTGCTGCGGCCTCTGCAATGACAGCCCTCGGTCTCGAAAGGGGAAAGCTCGAAAATGAACTTCTCAGAACCCAGATCGCCTCTCAGGCTGCAAAGATCTCGCAAAACGCTAACCCGCCTATGCCAACTCCGGGCGATCGTTATCTTGTCGATGGCCAGTCAGGATCTGGCTTGGTTAATACCAAGCCTCTTGAAAGGCAGGCGTCGGCGCCTGGCGCAACTCATCAAGAAGCAGCTGCTATCCCAGATGTTGGCTTCTCCAAAACTCGCACTGGCTATGCGCCCGCAATGTCTAAGGATCTTATGGATCGTCAGGAAGAGGATTTTATCGGTTCCATTATGTGGAATGTCCGGAACAGACTTCTTCCTTCGATTGGATTTAACACTTCTCCACCGGCCATGGACGCCGGGCCGGACAAGCAATGGTGGTATAACCCGCTAAAGCAGGAGTACACCCAAATCAGGCGTCCAAAACCCCCATATGGGAGAGGAAGATGAGATATCGTCGTTCACGTCGTCGTATTCGTCGCGGCCGTCGTTCGTTCGGCCGTCGTCGTCGTCGCGGAGGTGCTCTCCGCATTGGCTATCGGATGTAGCTAGATGCTGTGCCAGAACCCCATAGTACAAGGTGACTTTGTCCACGGTTGTGGTCAGTGTTTACCTTGCCGTTATAATAAAAGACGGGTCTGGACACATCGTATCATGCTTGAGCAGAGTCTTTGGGAGAATAATGCTTTCGTGACTCTGACTTATTCTGATGAAAATTTACCTGAAGGTGGGACATTAGTACCGTCTCACCTTTCTTTATTCTTGAAGAGGTTCCGCTATGCCCTTGCGCCGGAAAGAATCCGTTTCTTTGCGGTCGGTGAATATGGAGATGAAAGCGAGCGCCCCCACTATCACTTGGCCCTTTTCAATTACCGAACTTGTGAAAGAGGTCGGACGGACTACGATGCAATTGCTAGACGTGGGGGATGTTGTAATCAATGTGACCTTATACGCCGAGAATGGGGACTTGGAGCTGTGGACTTGGGACAGCTTGAGCCCAACTCGGCTGCCTACGTTTGTGGGTACGTTGCAAAAAAATGGACAGACAAAGACGACTTTAGATTAAACGGTCGTCATCCAGAATTCGCTCGTATGTCTAGACGCCCTGGTTTGGGCGCTGGTGTCATGGATGAGGTAGCCAGTACCCTCCTAGCTCTACCTAATTTCGACAGTCTTGTAGACGTCCCAACGGCTCTCTCACATGGCAAAAGAATACTACCTCTCGGAAATTATCTTGTGAGGAGGCTTCGCACTCGTGTGGGTCGTGAACCGAATTGTCCGCAGGCTAAAAGGGAAGAAATCCAGGCTGAGATGTCGCCGCTGCGAATTGCTGCGAAAACGCTTACGCCGGATGGGAAGGGTCGGTCGAAAATCACGGCACAACTATTGACGGAGGTAAATGAAGGTAAACTAAAACAAATTCAAAATAGATATAGACGTCGGCCAAATAAAGGATCGCTATGAAACGCGCACTATTCAATCTTGGTTATACGAAACTTCTCTCTTGTGATCTTGGGGAATTGATCCCCGTCGGACTAACGGAGGTCCTTCCTGGTGATAGCATACAGCAAGCTACTTCTGCACTTGTGCGTTGTTCTCCTCTTCTTGCGCCGGTTATGCATCCGGTCCATGTCCAAATCCATCATTGGTATGTACCCCATCGGCTTATCTGGGATGACTGGGAAGATTTCATTACCGGTGGTCCTCTCGGTACTGATGCTTCTGTATTTCCTACTATTACGATTGGTGGTGGATCTGGCGCTGCTGTTGGTTCGCTTGCAGATTACCTTGGTGTCCCCACTGGTGTTAACAACATCGAAGTATCGGCGCTCCCCTTCCGTGGATACGCTCTGATCTGGAATGAGTGGTATCGTGATCAGGACCTGCAAACCGAGCTGGTTATTGACACAACTTCTGGAGCTGACACTACGACATCTACGGCTTTACAGAACGGTTGTTGGGAGAAAGATTATTTTACGTCGGCTCGCCCGTGGGAACAAAAAGGGCCGGCAATCTCTATACCGCTTGGTACGGCTGCGCCCGTAACGACTGCTGCGGCTAATGATGTTGATGTGTCTGTATTTTCTACTGTGGCTTCAGCTTATCGTAAGCTTGATGCTGATAGTGCTTTTGTTGCTCGTGGAACAACTGTTGGCGTACAAGGTGATCGTCTTTACGCTGATCTTACTGGTGCTTCTGCTATTACTGTAAATGCTCTCCGTGAAGCAATGGCGTTTCAAAGGTTCGAAGAGGCTCGGGCTCGTTATGGTTCTCGCTATACGGAGTATCTCCGGTATCTCGGTGTCAACTCATCGGATGCTCGTCTACAGCGGCCGGAATACTTGGGTGGTGGAAAACAAACTATACAATTCTCGGAGGTTCTCCAAACTGCCGAAGGAACTCAACCAGTCGGCGATCTACGTGGGCACGGTATCGCGGCGATGCGCTCCAATCGCTATCGGCGTTTCATTGAAGAGCATGGCTATATATTCTCATTCATCTCAGTTCGTCCAAAGACTATCTATACGCAGGGCTTATCTAAACATTGGAACCGGAGGTTCAAGGAAGATTATTGGCAGAAGGAACTACAATTCATTGGCCAGGATACTGTGCTCAACAAAGAAATATACGCTGCGCACGCTTCTCCCAATGGCATCTTCGGATATCAAGATCGCTATGATGAATATCGTCGCTCTGAGAGTATGGTCACTGGCGAATTCCGCCAATCTACGCTCAACTTCTGGCATTTTGCTCGCGCGTTCGGGTCATCTCCGGCCCTCAACGCGGATTTTGTCAAATGCGTACCTCCGGAAACGCCTTTCGCCGTTCCCTCTGAGGACGTGCTGTATATTATGGCGCGTCATAACATTAAGGCTCGGCGCTTGGTCGCGCCGGTCGGTATATCCAAGATAATGTAGACAACTGTCTCGGCCTGGTCGGGACAACTGTATACCTGGAAGGAATTAACTGATGTATCTCAAGGCTTTAGCTCAAAGCGTCTATGACGATCTGCGTGATAAACTCGCGCTCTTCTTCGATCGAACCGCTGAATTTACTCTGCCCGGAGAAGAAACACCCTCCGCGCTTCAAAAGCGCGAAATCTCTCAAACTGACCTCATGATCAATGAATATGGTCAGCTGATGCCGTCTGGCGTCCCGATTGCACCCCCCGTCGGCTACAACCCTCAACCTTCTCTTCGTGAAACTATCCGGGCTATGGTGCAATCAGAGGAACTCGCCAAAGAAGCTCGCAATGCGGGCTTCGAAACCTTCGAAGAATCTAATGACTTCGGAGATGATGATGACGATGAGCCTTACACTCGTCATGAACTCGCCGGCCTTGACGGCGAAACAACTCAGGATGTCCTCGATGATCCTCGTGTTAAAGCGGTGATAGAGGAATACAAAAAGAAGGCCGGCGATCAGCCGGCCATGGAGGGCGCGCCAGCGCCCTCCCAAGAGACGGCAAAGCCGTCTTAATCTTCTGGCAGGGGCTCTCGGGAAAT